CTAGTCATCGTTGCTGGCGTTCAGCTTTTCCGGCGGAATGCCTTCTTCGCCGGAAGCGAGATAACCGTTATTGATGAGTGCGGCGCGGACGATGCGCTGGATGGCTTCATCCCTGTCAATGCCGTAATCTCTCGCGAAATCCGACAATGCCTCTTCAAGATCGCTGCTGAACACCATTTCCGCCCCCCGTTCGTCAATTCTTAGAAATAAATGCGAACAGGCAAGGCGGAACGTATCCCGCCTTGCCTGAATTCTAGCCTCTAGTGCGGCAATCAGCGCCAGCGATAAAGGCTGCTGTTCGAAGAACTCTGCTGAGTACCAGCGCCGACCGCATAACCGATCGCAAAACCGAGTGCGCCGACGATCGTCAGCAACGAGGTTGCAGTACCGGGGTTTTCCTTGACTGCTTCCACAACGTTCTGACCCTGGGCGCGCACATTGCTTGCCGCCTTGCGAACGCGGCCACGAGCCTCATCCAGAAATTCGGATGCATCTTCACCAACGCCTTCCGCACGGGCGGAAACGGACTTGGAGAGAGACGAAATCTGCGAACGCAACTCCGCAATCTGGTTTTCGATCGTATCTTCGACAACATTCAGTTTGGTCTGAGCCATTAGAACACCTCTTTTTGTTACCTAAGTCAGAACGTGCCGGAAGAGAAGAAGTTCCCCAATAGCCCGCAAAGTTTCGCTATCGGGTGTTCGGCCAACAGGTTTTTCGGCTTCTTGGCGAAAAACCCTTGCATTCATTTTTTTAAAGCAATAATCAGGCCGCACCGGAGAGGTGGCCGAGTGGTCGAAGGCGCTCCCCTGCTAAGGGAGTATACGTCAAAAGCGTATCGTGGGTTCGAATCCCATCCTCTCCGCCATGACCCTTGTTTTCATTGCATAATTTGGCTTTTTTCGCCGCTTGCCATAACTTGGCTGGCGCGTTTTCTGCTGTGGATATGTCGTCCAGATAGCGAAAACCCGCCAGTTGGTGATTCTGGCGGGCCTTCTTGGCGCTGTGTTTTGGAACTTGTCGGTGGGGTTTCCGAAAATCGTTCGGGTTACTTCCCGCTTTTTTTGGGTTGTTGATATCTAGCACACACGCTTGATTTGTATCCATCAATCGGTGATTGTCGGGACCGGGTAAAGGTTCAGATATGAAAAAGAAATTACAGGTTTTTGTTTCGAGTACATTCACTGATCTGCAGACAGAGCGACAGGCAGCTGTGCAGGCGATTTTGAAAGCCGGGCACATTCCGGCAGGAATGGAGCTTTTCACGGCTAGCGATAAGTCGCAGTGGGAGATCATTAAGCGTTGGATCGATGAGTCCGATGTCTACATGCTCATTCTGGGCGGAAGATACGGTTCGGTCGATAAGGAAACCGGCGTTAGCTACACTGAGATGGAATATGATTACGCGGTGACGCAAAAGAAGCCGCTGTTTTCTGTTGTGATCGAAGACGAAGCTCTAAAAGATAAGGTCCAAAAAGTCGGTATCTCGGCGATCGAGCAAGAGAACCCGCAAGCCCTAAAGAAATTTCGCGAGAAAGTTCTCAGCACTATGTCGGCTTTTTTTGCAGATGGCCGCGACATCAAATTGGCCATCCACGAAAGCCTCGGCGAACTTGGCCATCAGACTGACTTAGTTGGGTGGGTGTCTGCATCTGAGATCGTAGATGTTTCTGCGCTTCACGCGGAGATATCGCGTTTGAAATCGGAACTCGATAAAGCAAAAGAAATTAAGCCGGTAGCTAGACGATCAAAGACCAGCGGCGATGAATTGGAGGATTTCAAGAGCGTCCTTGAAGTACTCGATCTCACGACAATAGAAATTCCAGAGGATGTGATTGGAAGGGAGGGCGAAATACGAACGCTGTCTTCCCTAATGATCAGTTTCTCAGGTCAGCTCGTAAATGGCGTAAGTCAGGGCAGCAACTCCGTTGTCAGATTTTTGTACAACACAGTTTTCCCGAAATTAATAATCCACGACCTTGCAGCCAACGAAAAACCCGCTGGAAGCACGCTGAGGAGGAGTTACCTAACAGAGAAAGGCAAGAAGATCCTGGCTTTACTCGATAAGCAACGACTCATAGACACGCAGGCAGAAGCAGAATAATTCACCCGCCGCCTTGGTGGGCTGACGGGTGATAAGCTGTGGTGGCGCTTGATCCCAGACGCGAAGTGCGTCTAGGTCTCCTCGGTGATGAAAGACCGGGTGCAGCCCGAAGGCGCACACCGGCAAGGTGGCTGGCCCTGCATGTCAAAAGGCCAGCGGGAAACTTTAGGGGAAGCGGACAGCGTCAGCTATAAGCGGCAGGATCTTGGCGTTGACGGTGAGCATCAGTTCACCGCGCTGGTAGAGGTCGAACGCAGAAAAGTGCGGATTGTGCTTCACGGCAAACTCGAGTCCGTCGATCGTGACCACGCTTCATTCTGGGATATCCTGGCGCCTGTCGTTCATGACCTAGCCTCCCTCATAACCGAATTCCATTCCTCGGCGCGAAAACGCTTGAGGTCCGCCAGTGCCTTGGCAATTGCGGGCTGCTCGTCGTGGTACTCGCCATGGGGGCACTCCACTAGCAGGGCGGCATGCCGCAGCTTACCGGCCACGTCCGCCTCACAAGTGACTGGCGCATCGATAATGGCCTTGGAGACGATCCAGTGAGCTTCTGTGATATGGTCCATGGCGTCGTCCGGCATTTCGCCAACCCGCTCGCCGATGGTGTGGAGCTCAACGAAGAGGCGCGACATTCGGGAGATGAAGGATTCTGGCATGCCTTCGGCGTTCGCCGGTAAGACGTTGTTTACCATAATATCGGTTCCGTGTTGCGATTTATATATCGTGGTGATAGGAATATATCAAATCCGGCGCGCGTCAATAGGTTAATATCACAATGATAGAAAAATATCACGTCAGCGGTCGTCAGGTGTCGGCGGCGCGTGCTTTAGCTGGTATCTCTCAATCGGACCTTGCTAATGCGGCGAATATATCGCTCCCAACACTTAGACGCATGGAGGCGTCCACCGGCCCAATGTCGGGTATGCCCAACAACGTCGCTGCTGTTGTGCAGGCCTTGCTAGATTTCGGAATTATCTTCATCCCGTCTAACGGCAACGGACCAGGCGTCCGGTTGCGCGATCGCACTTGACCAGCACGCCTCGCTGAATCATCTTGCTCCCGAGGTTTGGGGGACAAGAATGAAGTTGCTATTGGCGCTCGCGGTTATCGTTATCGCATCTATAGGAATATGGATGGGCGGGGTTAGGATCATCGTTGTTCAGCCAATAGGCGCGCTCCCTGAAGGCACAACAATTGTTGTGGCTGGGTTACAAAACGCGCGATTGATTGATAGTCCGGACGCGATATGCAACCGGCACCAAGGAGGCGTAAGCCTGCTTTGCAGGGCCGGCACACTAGGCGCAATAGCTGAGAATGGTAAAATCTTGCTGCGCCTACCCTACAGCGAAACATTGTTCCGGATCACCGGCGGCCCGTTTCGAGACGGGTAGTGCTCAGGCTTAAATGCCGTTGGGGAAGCTTCATACCATCGTGGATGGCCGTAAGTGCTGATATTTAGTGTGAGATTCGGTGCTTCTCCGCGCACCAAACCATATTGCAAGCAGTAATAGAGGCGACGTTACGACACTATACACGCCTATCAACAGGCCATGCATACTGAATATAGTATTAGCGCATTCTTTCGATTCCAAATTCCAGCATATTGTGGGATAACTTTTCTCGGCAACATCCGGAGGAATAAGGAGAGCATTGAGCCATCGCGGGATGACCTAATGCTGCCAACGGATGCGGGGTCGGCCTGATAAACCGACAATCCACCCGGCCAAGGAAAGGAGCCGAAATGGGTCTTGAAGTAATACTACTGGTTTTGGCTGTGCCGCCTGCGGCATTGGCCGTTGTACAGTTAGTGGCTTTGATTAGGCGCCGCTAAGCACAACGCTGCAGGAGATTGCCCGCGTGTCTCTCCTGCAGCAAAAAACCCACAGGGTGATAAGGCCTGTGGGTTTTAAGATTATCCAATGTTGGAGCCTTGGACGGGGCCTTGAAGTAGCTTTTTGATATACAAATTATTTGTAGCAGTCAACCAAATGTTGATTTTGTTGCACATTGATTGTTACAAAACCTGTAGCATGATCTGCGCAATTAACTGCACAAAGACGTGGTGAGTTCCACCCTGCACGACAGCTACATCCTATTGCGCCTGCCTTTCAGCGAAACGCTTTACAGGTGGTCTGGGGCAACCCATTTATTTCAGTCGGCAAAATTGCGTTGAGTTCACTCCTGAACCCACGCCCAAAGCTCATCTATTTCCTGAGTGCTGAGCGCGCCGTCGTCTTGGCTGTTCGCGTCAACATATCCCTCCACCGCGGCCGCAAATTGCCACAGGGATAGGTCGCCCACCGCCTCCGGGCTAAACCCCATCACAGCACCTAATCCATAGAATGATGAGAACCTGATTTTGCCGTTAGGGAGGTCAGCGGGTGGGCTCTTGGATGGCTTTCGCCGCTTTTCAGTAGTGGGCTCATCCAGAGCACCCACAATGCCGGCAGACAAAATGACTTGAGCGGAAATCAGGTTCTCAAGTGGTGACCGCCGCTCCACATGCCGACTTACTAGAGCAGACGCTAGCGGTGGGCTGACCCCACCACCTATTAGGCCAAACAAGATGACATGCGAGATATCAGATACCCGCCATGTGCCCCCATCCAGCCGACTGAAAAGAAGGTACGGACCAGAGTCCGTAGCCTCCTGAAGCTCAATCAATGAGCTAATTGGCAAGCGAAACAATCGCCTCTCACCCGCCCACTCAAAGGAAATCGTGCCGCGACGGGACAATTACGCCGCCAGCGGCTGGATTTTCTCGCCAACCTTATCTTCTGGCCATTCGTGCACTGCGGTGATTTCGCCTGCGCCGCAGCCCGTCACAGCGCAGTGGTATACGCCCCCACCGACTGAGTACCCCATGTTAGGTTCCTCGCGCTCACCACAATGCAGGTCATGTGGCGTCTCGCGGAAGCGCCGGAACGCTTCGACTGCACCAGCAGGTGTGAAAGCCTGTGGATCCGGAACGTCTTCCCAGTCAACGCCGAAGCAAACCCGACCTTCGGTCCACTTGTAACACTCACCCCGCGCAAGCTGGTCGGTATCGCTGTGCGACTGTCGTGCGTAGATTTCGCCACGATTGCGGATCTCTGACCAGCCGGCAACGACGATTTCTGACCCTTCCTTGCCGAACAGCCTCAAGTAAGAATCATGCAGGTTGAGCAACGCTGGAAGGACCGCCACCACCTCGTCGAACTTACGAAACTGACTGGCCTCACAGATCGCCTCGAAGATGGGGAATGCGATTGCGGCACCGCGACTGGAATAGACCGCCGGCACATTCGGAATCCTTCTGACCTTACATTCAAGGCCAGTAACAAGACCGGTTTCGGGATCGTAGAAAGCGCCATCGGCAAGCAAATGGACGGCGTCTGGCTGAATAACGGCTGCTATAGCGCTCACGCGTATACCTCTGGTTTGTTTGAGAATGTGATTGATCCGGTCCGGCCACCGTCGTTGTACAGGCTGCCTGTAGGTGCTGCGGGGAAGTAGCTTTTACCTCCTCCACCACCACCAAACAGTCCACCGAAAAGGTCGAACAATCCTCCACCGCTGCCACCGGCGTTGTTAATTTTGAAAATGTTGTTCAGCACGTCATTGATCAGCGAGTTACCAATCTTCTTGAGGCTGTCAGCCAGAATGTCTGCCGCGCTTGCGCCTTCAATGAAGCCGTCAATCATGCCTCGTGTGACGCCCTTGGCGGTTTCCATGGCCTCTTCGGCGCGCTGGCGGATTTCATCCTGCTTTTCGGAAAGCCGCTCGGATTCGACAACAGCGTTCGCGTAACCTGCCGCTAGATCCTCGATACTGGCCGTAAGTTCAGGCGTGATTTTAACGCCAGCCTCTTGCGCCGCGGTCAAGAGTTCCTGTTTGGCGCGGGCGAACTCAATGGAATGCCCGTAGTCGTTCAGGAGAGGATTCAGGCCAGCCTGCGCTGCCGTCTCAGCGTTCAGAGCTGCGGTGCGCTTTGTGATCTGCTCGACCTCGCGGGCGTACTCATCAGCACGCTTCCTGCTGGATTTGCCGTCTTTGTCGGCTGTGACCTGATATTTCTTATCGGTGATGTCGACGGGCGTGAATTTCTTGCCGTTGACGGTTTTGGTCTCGCCTCCACCCACAATTACAGGTGCACTGGTGGGGTACTTGAGCGGCTTGTCGTTCAGCGTGTCCTGAATGATGCTGGACGCAGTTCTGGTCTGCGCTTCTTGCAGGGCCTTGATCTGCCCCTCAAGCTGCCTGATTTCAGCCTGACCGAGAACGTTGGCCGGATTGGCCTTGATCTCCGCAATCTGCTTTTCCAGTTCCAGCCGCCTCTGGGTGTTGTCGACGAGCTTGTCGCTGGCTTTAACGGTTGAGTTGACCGTCAGCGCGCCGCCCAGCGCAGATAGCTTGCCATCGCCGTCGCTGTCTAACGCGCTTATAGCACCTTGACCAATGTTCTGAAGGCCGCTTGCCTTTCCGACCCACTCGGCGAAGTCTTGAGCTGCTTTTGCACCAGCGTTGAGCTTTTCGATAACGTACTGAATATCAGATGCTAGGCCATCCATGTCGACGCTGTTGACGAAGTTCGCCATGTTGTCGATCGCGCCGCCGAACGTGTTCGCAGCCTGGGTGGATTCGTTGAACCTGCGGACAGAGTTCGTCAGGGCGGTGCGAAGGTTTTCAAGTCTCTGGTCGACCGTCAGCACCGCACCGGCAACCTTTTGCTCAAGCACCGGTGCGCCAGCATTGATGCCGTCGAAGAATGCCTTTGAGGAAAGCTTGCCTTCCAGCATGATGTTGCGGAGCTTCGCGACCGATCCTTCGGCCTGCTTGATGCCGGCGGCAGCGGCCTGCAGGATGGTTGGTGCACCCTCCAAAATTGAGTTGAATTCCTCGGCGCGGACTACGCCGGCGCCCAAAGCCTGCGACAGCTGCAACAGGGCGCCGGATGCTTCCTGGCTGGATTGGCCAGATGCGCGCAGCGCCAAGGCAACGTTGCTGGACAGGCCGATGATATCGTCCGACGAGACGCCCAGCTCTTTTTGCACCAGCGATACGCGGCCGTACAACTGCACCAGTGTTTCGAGCGGGGCGGCATTCTTCTGTGCCGCCGTGAAAAGCTTCTGATACACGCCTTCAAGTTCTTCGCCAGCGAGGCCCGCTACCTTCAGGGAGTTGGTGATGCGCGTTCCGCTATCCGACAGCTGGCGAAAGCCCTGGGCACCGCCGATAAGGGCAAAGGCCTTCGCCGCGCTGGCAGCGATCCCCGAATAGGTCGAATTCAACCGGGCCTGCATTCTGGCGGAAGTGGTTTCGACTCGCTTGAAATTGCGCTCGGCGTTGCGCGTGGCACCGGCAATTTTTTTCTCGAAATCCGCAACGCGGGCCTCGAGCATGACGGCAAGTCTTTCATATTCAATTGCCATTCTTTGTGCTCCTTATCGCCTTCGACATCGCCCGCTTGATTTTCTGGCCAGCCTTTTTCTTTGCTGTGCGGAAACCCGAGAAAAAGAATGGATGCGCGGGGATGGCTGGTATCTCTGCGCCTTCAAACTGACCGCCGGCGATATGCGCGCGAGTGCCGAACTCGACGAGATGCGCATAGCGTACCTTAGAATTGCCGGCTGTGATCATTGCGGCGTTCTCAGGGACGACCATAGATCGTCCAGGCAGACTATAGGGCGGAGTTGACTGCCCGCCGCCGGTAACTTCGATGCTGTCCCGCAAATCGCCATCGTATTTCGGTGCTAAAGCCCTAATCACTTCCGCCACATCATCGGCAGCGGAAGTGATTGACGGTTGTGTCTGCTCGCGCACCGCTTTCGGGATTTTACCAAGCCTACGCTTTAGACGATCCCATCCTTGGACTTTAGCCATCGACGACGGCCTGTTCCGGATCGAATTCGGGAACTCCCTTGCCATGAAAAAACGCATCCACGATCTTCACAACCAGGCTGAAATTCTCAGCTGCAGGCCGCTCCTCGACATACGTGCGCACCATGCGCAACGCGTCAGAAGGAGCCATGCCGCCCCCAATAAGGCCAAGACGGACTAGCTCGCGGGTGTCATGGAGCTGTGCGATACCCGTGCGCATGATGTGGATAAGCGTGGCGTATAGACTACGTTCCGTCGTCTTCTCCCATTCTGATGCAAGGGGCCACGTGAGGCCGAATGTGTAGGTGCCGTCGGCGAAGTCGGCATCGATAAGAGCAAAAGGTTGTGCTGTCATCTTGGGTTTTCCTTGTGGATAGCGAGTTCTCGCTATGGTGGCAATCTGGATGCGAATCGCGTTTTGGCTCACTCTGTCTGAGAGCTGCCCCTGACAAATTCTTCCAAGGCCGAAACGGCTGCTCACACGGGGCACGGTCAACAGTTCGTTGGCTGAGAGGGCGGTCTCTCCAACCGCTAAGAAGAAGGAAGCAGGTATGAGAAATATCAAGGCAAGGCTGGTACGTGTGCGAGCATATGTTCGTAAGCGGTTTGGACGTCAGGAGACCGTCTGCGCTCACTTTCGCTCTATGCCGAAACAGCTCTCGTTCAACTTCTAGAAAGTCAGGCGCGTAATCTGACCCATCAGGGGCAGCTCACCAGAAGGACGACTAAGTGCCGTATTTGAGATCAAGCGCGATATCGCGAGTGGAATACAACGATGCCACGTCTACAATGAGCATCTGGTTCGTTGAGAGCGGTGGGCCGTACGACTACTACCGCGTGCCAGAAAGAGTTTATCTTGGGATAATCAAAGCGTCTTCCGCAGGCACCTACTTCAATATGCATATCAGAGATAGATACTCATCAAACCGATGAATTCAGGCGAAAAAACTCAGTGATTTCTCGCGCGCGTTTGCGCGTGCGCGAGGCAAAAATCTGTGTTTGCATTAAAAGAGCATTCCCGCGCCGGTCCGTGGCCGAGGGGTCTCGGACTTTTTGACCACCCCCGGGTGGGTCATAGGTATGCTGCCTCGCCCCACGTCGTCACCTCGCGGACGTTTACCGCTTTGGTGCGTCCATCCATGCCGGTGACGCGGTCAAAGTCGAAGCGCTGGCCAATGCGCGGCGCATCAGTGTCTGGCATTGCGCTGATGTGTACGAAGTCGCCAGCATTGCCGCGCTCTCCGTCTTCCTGAATGAAGCCGAATCCTCGGTCAGTCATCCACTTGATAATTCGCCCTGACGGCATTGTTTAATCCTTATATGTGAAGGGGTGGCCAGCCGCAGGGGGCTAATACGGCTGGCCTTTGATAGCGGGGCGGAATCACACCCCACTATCTGGATGGCGTTAGGCTGCGAACGTACCTGTGATCAGGCTCTCAGGACGGTAGACCGCCAAAGCCAGACGTTCTTCAACGCGCGCAGTCGCCATGTTCTTCTCGAAGTCATCAGCGTTTTCGGTGCTGATTTCGAAAGTAACCTGCTGTCGGTCGAAGACCTGCGCGGCAGTAGCGAGAGCACCGACAAGGAACTGGCCGGCGGGCATGGCGGTGGTGTCGACAATCGGCAGGCGCCAGACGCGGTCAAGGCCGCCGTCAATTGGATTGCCGATGATGTAGTTTCCGCCTGCGTCCTTGGTCAGCTCCAAAGCCTCAAGGTCGTCAGGGTGGAGCACAATGCCAGTTGCGCGATACTCGGCGCGCCGCACCTGAAGGATGGCGTGCCTCAGCGTGTCGATGCGCGTGTCGCCTGTCTTACGAAGCGCATTGTCGAACGCCGTAGCCTGTGGAACCAGACCAGCGATATTCTGACCTGTGCCAGAGCCAAAGAGGAGCTGGTTTTCTTCCTTGATCTTGAGGCCGGTTGTGCCGCGCAGATCGAGGTAGGAAATCAGGCCAGGGCCATCAGCGAGCATCTGGATGCTGATCTTGAACAGGTGCGCGATTGTACGAACCGGCGCAGTCTTCATGTCGAACGTCAGATCCGAATACGGCTTGGCGGTTGTCTCGGCCACGGGCGCAGCGTTGTTCGTGTAGCCGGTTTCCTGAACGAATTCGATTGAACCAGCCGTAGTGGTGCCAGGGGCGATGAGATCGCGCACGGTCAGAACACGGTCAGGCTTGGCGATGATGCCAGGGCGGCGGTCAGCAGGTACAAGCGAAGTTGCCGCAGAACGGCCTGTGCCGACCGTGGTGTTGCCTGAGGTGATGGCCGCCATCTCTACCGACGCACTGCCACGCACGCGGCCTTCATTCAGATCCTTGAAGGCTGGGCTGTTCACCAATGAAGCCGCAAGGGAGTTGGTAGCATCGTAGTTGTCGTTGTCTTTTTCGCGGGCGGCTCGTTTTTCGAGCCCAGAAATTCGCTCAGACAGGTCGGCTGCCCAGGCGTCAAATTTGTCGCCAACTTCACGGATAAGTGTTGCCAGATCAGTCATATTTTAGTCCTTGAAAATTGAGGGGTTTTCTGCGCGAACTCGATCGCGTCTGGCGTTGTCGTCGGCCAATTCTTCGGCCAACGCCTTTTCCGTTGCTGCGACGGCGGCGCGGAATTCTGTGGTGCTTGCGGCCAGCTTTTCGGCTAGTCGCTCTCGTTCGGGGGTGCTGGCGTAGTGCCACTCCCAAACATGGGCGCGGGCAGCGGCACCGTGTTTCACAAGGGCCACCACGTCGGATGCAGGTGATTGCTGGCTGGCCACGTCTGCGGCTGCCATGATGAGGTCTTTGATGGACATCAGTTTTTTCCAATGTTGATGATTGCGGCCAGGGCGTCGGCCTGAGCTGGTGACTGGCCTTGGAGTTCAGCAGCTATGGCAGCGACTGCTTCACCCGGAACTATGCGAGCTGGCGAGGCGCTGTCGCGGGATGGCGGGTCGCCGAAAAGCAAGTGCTGGTTATCGACCGTGACGGATACGCCAGCGGGTGACTGGCGAACCATGAGGTGGCGCACCTGCCGTGGTGGCCCGAAGAGGAGTTCGCTTAGGAGCGTATCGAAGCGCTGGCCGTCTGTGGTGGTCAGGGCGCCGAAGGTCTTTGATGCCAGCGGGCCTGTTCCGATTCCCGATTCCCCGAGAAGCGCCAACAGAAGCGTGACGACCTCGGGCTCTGAAATATCAATTGGAAAACGGCGGCTTCCTTCGGTCTTTTGAAGCTTGCAGTCGTCTTGCAGCTTTCCGGCGATAGCCTGGACCCTGCCGACTTTCATGCCGAGCCGGCGCGCGAAAAGGTGCACGCATTCGTACAGGCGCATAGTGCACCTCCTATTTCTTGACAATTGGGATTACTTGAGCAAAAAAAATCGCAGGCGCTCTGCCGGTCATCGAGGAGACAGACGTCGGCAGAGCGCGCGATCGAACCGCGATACCACTCGCGGGATTTCAGGGTGGCAGTACATCCGTGCGCACCATGATTGGTGCCGGAGCCTGCTCGCTCCGGCTTCCGATAGCGCGACCCAAGGCCCTGCCGTCAGAAACAAAAAAGGCGGCCCGAAGACCGCCAATTGAAATTCATAGAACCATTATATCACATCAGGCCAGACCGACCCCCACCCCCTATGCGACTTTGAGAATGGCGGCGCGATTGTCATTTGCGGCCGTGTGCCATGTCTTCGGTAGGTCGGTGGACTTGCGCCCCAATGTCGAGACGTGGGCATCCTTGATGGTCGTCCCGTCTGCCTCGGCTTCGCGTTCGCGCCTCTTCATGTCGGTCATATCGGCGAAACATTCCTTCGCGATTAGCAGGGCGTCAACGACCTTCTGCCGGCCAAGCTTGGCAGCATCTTCCTTGTTGCCGCCGTATTCCCTGCCGATAGCCGCCATCGTCTTCCCGAAGACAAGAGCATCGACCAGCGGACGCCAGAGGTGCATCGTGCGGTAGCGAATGAATGCTGCAGCATGCCTTGCGTCGATCCGTCGCTCACAGATGGCTGTGCCTTCGCGGTTTGCCGTTTCGTAGACATCGACAAAATCCGCGGCGATGTTCCGAAGATTTTCGGCGATGCGTCCCGTCCGAAACTCTGCCTCAACCGGCAAACCTTCTCCAGCCCATTTTCGCTCTTCCTGTGTCGCCAGCAGGGGCTTGGCTTCTTCAAGAAGTTCGCGGCTTGCCTGGGGAGCGCCGATATTAGCCCGAACCGCGAGCCGGTAGCGCTGGGGGCGCATTGCCTGCCGTTCATCCTCCACCTTCCTCGCCAAAACGATGCGGTTCGCCTCAATGGGGTCGCGCTCCTGGGTATCGAATAGGTGGGCGTCTGCCCATTGGATGTCGCGCTTTTGCACGTCCAGTTTGATGTGGGGCAGTGGGTGCGAGAAATCCCATTTGCCTGAAGCATCCCGACCGTATCTCACTGCCAACCGATATGGATGGTTCTCGACATCGCGGAAGCCGAAGCCGGCGCCGCGATCGATGTCTCCCAACCAGTGTTTGCGGTCGGCAATAGGAACGTCATTGAAATCTACGGGATTGTCATTTGCGGGAATGTGCTTAAGCGGATTTTTCGCAAGCGTGATCTTCTTCAAGGTGAGCAGACCTTTCGGAAAGAGGAAATTTTCTATGTGCGGAAGCGCCGAAAATCAGCGAGTTACACCCTAGACCAATTTTACAAATTTGTCAATATTTGCTTGACTTTTGCTGTGAATTGTGAAGTCAGCAGCAGCGCGTACCAATCTTTCGATTAGTAATTTTGTGGAGACCTAAGATTTAAGCTGGCGCATTTTTTACTTACGTGAGAATTTTCTTGCATTGCCGCTTAGAGTAGAAAAATGGCTTTCTTAATCACTGATTGCGTAAGGTGCCCCGCCACTCATGTTCAGCATACCCTGATCGGGGAAAAAATGAACGACGAGTACGGATACGATTGGGAGTTGGCGTTAGCGTGCCACGCGTGCCAGAGGGTGTCAGTCTATGGTTGTCGCCTTCAAGTGAACGGCTACACGCCGTCGGGATATGCGGGCGAGGGTGACATCAAGCCGATAGTGACACGCATCGAAGCAGTGAAGATTGGAGTTTCCGAGCTCGCGGTTTCTGATTCCATTCCACAGCGCGTTGCCGATCTGTTCATTGAGGCCAATGCGTGCCGGCAAATGATGAGGTACGAGGCGGCTGGAGCAATGTTTCGCAAAACCGTGGATGTTGCTACGAAGTTCATCTACGCAAATGATGGGCGCCTTGCTAATAAGTCGCCAGCGCAAGCGCTCCGCGTCAGAATTAAGTCTCTCGGAGAAATGAAAATTCTGGACGAAGAAATTGTCGAACTTGCCGATGTTGCCGCTTTAGACGGCAACGATGCAACGCATGACGTTGATCCATATACGATGGAAGAAGCAGAGGCCCTCGAAGAACTTACCCTCGACCTTCTTGACCGTCTTTTCGTAAGGCCAGCGCGGCTTGCAGCCGTCAAAGCGAAACAAATCGCGTCGGGCCAGAGGTTGTCAATATGACACTTGCACCTCAAACAAAACAATTCATGAAGGAGCGACACGAGGTCGCCGATATCGTCTACAAAGACTACAAAGAGATGCAGCGCGCGACGTTTGATGTTGCAAGTCAGTGGGGGCGCTGGCTACTCGCAAGCCTGCTCTTGATCCACGGCGGCGCGCTGTTTGGTCTCTTTACATTTCTTAGTGATCTCGCCGAGAAACCCGAAGCCTTGTCCAAATATCAATGGACGGTTTGGTGGTTCGTCGCCGGACTGATGCTAACCTTGTTGTCTGGCTTCATGGCTTGGATAAATTGGTCGATGCACAGTGACAACTATGACGCTTGGGCCAATAAGCCAATGCTATGGGACCCTGAACAGTGGACAGGTCAAAGTGTCCATACGTGGGGTCTAGATGTGACCAACTGGGGCGCGATCATTTTCGGCGCTTTATCTGCGTCGTGCATTCTTGGCGGCGCCTATTTCACTATGAACGGTAACTGGGTGGAATCCATAAGAACAGCGGTGGTTTAAAAAAACGGCCGGTGCAAAATCGCCCCGACCTTCCTGTCTGCTTAGACGGTGATAAATACACCGCAGACCCGGCGCCGATCCCGATATCGCACCTCGAAGGTTACATGATGCGTAAAATAATCCTCACCATCTCGCTCGCGGCCATCGTTGTCATAGGGGCTTGGATTTACTGGGCGTTTCACTCAGTTCAAATTGCGCATTGGGCACTAAATTCGATCTATATTCCGGAGCAAGCCGGTCCTTGGGGGGATTCGTTTGGAGCCTACAATGCGTTGTTCGGTGCCTTGGGGGCAACCGCCGTTGTTGGAACGCTTTTGCTACAGGGTCGAGCCCTTAGATTGCAGCAGGAGGACCAGCATAGGCAGCGCTTTGAGGCAAACTTCTTTCAGCTCCTAGGGGTGATTCGCGAGAACAGGAGGGATGTTAGATTCGCAAACTCAGAAAAATACCTGTTGGCCAATCCTAAAGCCAAAGACCAGGTAAAAAGAGAACATTTTGCCTTCAGGGCGGCCTATCGCGAAATGCGTTACGCCATCATTGGGGCGCTTCGCCAGAAACAAGATATTACAGTCGAAGAACTCGCGAAATTGTATGCCGAGAACGTTCACGTTCGCTACGAGAGCACGTTAGGTGCGTATTTTCGATTGGTTTACGAAACTCTTGATCGCGTCGAACGCGACGATCGTCTCACTTACGAGGAAAAAAACGAATTTGGAAATCTCGTGCGCGGCCAAATGACAAGTTTTGAAGTTGCTATTGCGGGCTGCAACGCTTTGAATGATTTTGCCAAAGACTTTAAACGCTTAATTATAAGATTTCGCCTTTTGAAGTATGCCAAAAAGGGCGAGGTCTACGACGAACTTCTCAAGCACTATCCGCCCGAGACCTTTCAGGGCCGAGAGACTAACCGCGCTCCAGATCCAGAGTCGGTCGAAGATGTTGATGACGACAATGGATGGGATGAGTGATCGTCAAAAGGATCACTCATCGCAGTCAAAGCGCCCCTAAGCCGCCCTAGCAAACACCGCCAGTTCCCGCCCGACATCGCCAGCAGGTCGTCGAGCGAGTGTATGTCTCGTGGACTGGTCATGTGGCCTCCAATGGAAGAAAGTCGTCGCTGGCCGTAAGAAGCAACGGAACACCTATCACGTCGCTGGGCTCACCGATTTCGTCGATACCCAACGCGATCTTGAGCCTCTCTATCCTCTTCGTGCCACGGTCCTGCGTTGCCTGGTCATTGCTGTGGATACAGATCGCATATGGCTCCCTCGCGCCCCCGTCGACCTCAAACTCCATATGAAGCCACAATGAGTCGTCTTCTTCATCCTTCTGGATTTCACTCGCCACAATCCTCGTCACGCGATCAGACGCACGGGCCGGGGCGGCCGACAGGCCCGACCCCGTGCCCGCTGCGGATGTATCTCTTACTTTGTCACCGGTTGTAACCGGGACAAGTAAGAGGGATTCGGTATTGCCTGCGATACCGCTAGACCGATTAGAGGTATCGCCTACAGAACCACTAGGGGTATTGCCTGCAATACCGCTGGTTTCCGTAGTGGTATCGTACACAATACCACTACTAGAGGTATCGCCAGCAATACCGCTAGAAAAGCCGAAGTTTGGCCTGTATTCGCTGGGGCGGGTTCCTTGACCTTCGCGTACGAGCTCAATCGCGCGGTTATCCACTAACCTGCGAAGGGACGCCACGACATTGGCGCGGGTCGCGTTGGTCGCCTTTTCCAGATACCTGAGGCTTGCCCGCGCATTCCCATGTCGTGAAACGTAACGCTCAATCAATTCGGCCATCACCTTGTGATCGAGTTTGGTTGCCCAATCTGTGCGGATCACCATAAGGAGCAACATATGCTTCGCCAGAAGGCCATCTGGTTTATCGCTCATATTTAGCCATCCGTGCGTCATGTGCCGCCCGCCATTCATCCCCGCGCTCGACGACAGGGATGTACATCGCGCGGCCGTCCTCGGTGCGCCCGATCTCCTTGATGAAACCGGCATCGATCGCGCCCTTGATGGTATTCCACATGGTTTTGCGGCCGACGCCGTAGCGCGCAGCCAGGGCGTTTGTGCGCAGGACGGCAAAGCCGTTTTCTCGCCACTGGTCGACGACAAGGCCGGGAATGCGAAAGCCGTTCTTTGTCTTGAGCACATAGGCGCCAGCGGTCATGTAGTCGGTTAGACGCTCGATATCGTCATCGTTGAGCGATTGGTGGTCCATCTCAATCCTTTCAGGAGAGCGCGCGAATGCGTTCCTGCCGGTGGGCGCCGGCAGGGTGTTGTCTGTTGGCGATTGTGAGGGTGGTTAGGCGGCTGCGATCGTGCGCAGGTTCGCGATGATGGCGCGCCAAGCCGATACAGTGAAGTCGATACATATCGGCGCGTCTTCATCTTCAAGCTCTTCAAAAGAGCACTCTCGGCCCTCAGCCTCTTGCTCGAATTGCTCAGAGAATTTGTAGGCCAGTCTTTTCGCTAACGTCCCAAGGAACTCCGCGGACGTAACAGGGGGGGGCAAGATGGTATCGAAATCGCAAGCGGTGAGGACTGTCGATTGTGTTTCAGTCATAGCTTCTCCTTCGCCGGCAGCGCCGGACGTTGCAGTTTATGATGATGTTTGGGGTTGGTTTAGGCCACCCTCGCGCCGATCGCTGTCTCGATCCAATCCTCCACCTCGGCACGGACGTAGGCGATGCGCTTAAGGCCGATCTGCACCGGCTGCGGGAAGCGGTTTTCTTTGGACATGCGGGCAAGCAGCACGCGCGACATAGTCGTTGCGGCCGCTGCTTCTTTCGGCGTCATCAGTCGTGGCTTGTTGTCATTCGCTGGAATGGTCATGGTGTCTCCTCGAAGGCAAGACAGAGTCATGGCGTGAAATGGAACGATGATTTTTTGAGAAGGTTCGGTTGCCGGCTGATACCGGAGAAGGTTCGTGGCGCTGGGCGCCAATTAGCCGGTTTTCCCGGCGCTGCGTCTTGGCGGGAACCACCCCGCCGAATGCCGCAACCACCACAATTGCGACGCTCATTTAATAGACCGATTTTACAAATTTGTCAAGATTTGGAAACTGTTGAAACCTTGCTTTCGCAGTATTCGGTCCAGTCCTCCATCATGGCACGACGCTTCGCGAGCGCGTCACTTCGGCGGTATGCTTGTTCAACGACATCACCCACGGCGTGGGCAAGGGCAGCTTCCGCAACCTCTCGGGGGTGGCCAGTGGTATCACCCGCCCAGTCGCGGAATGATGAACGCAGGCCGTGCAAGGTGATTTTTTTATCCTCTGACGCGGCACGCAGGCTCTTCACCATGGCTGTGTCTGATATAGCTGCGCCTTCTTTGCCGCCTTCAAATATCAAGTCACCAGTCGCCACCTGCTTACGCGCCTCAAGGATAGCCAGCATTCGGCCGGTGAGCGGAACGCGGTGCTCGCGGCCAACCTTCATTCTCTCAGCTGGCACAATCCAAACCGCCTGGGCGAAATCAATTTCAGACCAGACGGCGCCGCGGACTTCGCCAGAACGTGAAGCGGTGAGGGCGGTAAACTCCACGGCCCGAGCCGAAACAGCGTCACTTGCCCGAAGCTTCGCCATGATAGCAGGCATGTCTTTATATGCCGCCGCTGCATGGTGGCCGCGCGTGAGCTTGCTTCGTGCGGGCAGAAGCTCTTTCAAGCCACCGCGCCAGCTGGCCGGGTTATCACCGGTGAACAGCCCGCGTGCCCGCGCATGGTCCAATACCGCTGCGATTCGCATTCTGGTTCGGTCGGCGGTTTCCGGAATGGTGGTCCAGATAGGTTTGAGGGCTTCAACAACGTCGTCGCGTGTGATTTCGCCAACCGGCTTCTTGTGGAGCGCCTTCGCGTATTCATCGAGCGTCATTCGCCATTGCGCCTTATGCTTCTCATTCTTGAAGCTGGCTTCCTTCACGGCAATGACGTCTTCCATGACGTCGGCGAATGTTTTGCGCGTCGCCAGATCCTCGCCGCGCGCCAACCGCGCACGGACCTCATCCGCCTTTTCGCGGGCCAAAGAAAGTGGCACGGGCGCCGTGCCTTGGCCGTATCCGCCCAGACCGATCTCAACGCGCTTACCTGCACGTTTGTAGATGAACACCCACTGACGGCTGCCACCGGCGCGCACGCGAAGAAACAAGCCATCACCGTCGCCGTATATGCCCGGCTTCGTTAGCGTCTTGATCTTGGTTTCTGAAAGCTTGTTGCGTGCCAT